GTAAACCCTCCTAAGGCGGCGAGCGCCCAAGAGGTGTCGGCCAAGGTCGATGCGCTCGTCGCAAATCTGGTGCCCTCTGAGGGCGTGTATTCGCCTGTGGGCTACACTGGTAGGTTCCCTGTCCTGTCTGCCGATGAGATGAGCGAGCAGAAGACGGCTAAGTGGCTCATCAAGGGCGTCGTGCCTGCCGCCGACATCGTCACGATCTTCGGCGCATCAGGCTCGGGCAAGAGCTTCGTCGTGCTTGAGATGGCGGCCTGCATCGCATTGGGCGTGCCGTGGCGCGGACACAAGGCCGAGAAGGGCCGCGTCGTGATCATCGCGGCGGAAGGCTCAGGCAGTTACGGCAAGCGTATCAAGGCGCTGGCGCAGTATCTGGGCATCTCGCCCAAGGATCTGGACATTGGCGTGATCGTTGTGCCGCCCAACCTCATGGAGGAGGGCGACGTGACCGATCTCGCTGCGTCGATCAAGGCGGTCGGCGGCGTGTCGCTGATCATTATCGACACCTTTGCGCAGGTGACACCCGGCGCGAACGAGAACGGCGCCGAGGACATGGGCCTCGCCCTGTCCAACGTGCGGGTGCTGCGGACCACGACCGGCGCAACGGTTGAGCTTGTGCATCACGCAGGCAAGGACGCCCACCGAGGCTCACGCGGCTGGTCAGGCATCCGTGCCGCCGTCGACGCCGAGCTGGAAGTGACGCGCGATGAGGACAGCGGTGCCCGGCAGATCCGCACCACCAAGCAGAAGGACGGCGAGGACGGCCTGAAGTGGGGCTTCAAACTGGAGACTATCCTGCTGGGCCTCGACGACGACGGTGACGAGATCACGAGCTGCGTTGCGGTTGAGGCTGATCTGGCCAAGGGCGGCGCGGAGGACATGCCGCGCAAGGGCGTCAAGAAGCTGGGCCGTGTGGCCACGCACATCCTCGAGACGATCGAGACGCAGATTGATCCGTTCGTGGCTGACATGGCGATCAATGACTTCATACAGCTCTGCGCGGACGGCATGCCGGCGCCTGAGATTGGTAAGCGTGACATCCGGCGCCAGGACGTGCAGCGCTCGCTCAAGAGCCTGACGACTGGGGCCGACGCGCCTATCTTGATCGAGCATGGCAGAATTATTTTCATGACAGGCTAGACAGGGGTTGCAAGTGATTGCTTGCATCGCTATGGGTTACATTCCAAGCAACGAAAAAGGGAAACTACGACATGGAAAAAGACCGTAACTACTATCGCCAGTGCGACAACGCCACGATACTCGTGTTAGCCAAGGAGGGCGGCGACGAGCTGTCTATGGTGCTGGCCGAGCGTCTGGCTGACGCACTCTTCGACCTCGAGCACGCAGACCGCAACGAGATCGCCGACCTGAAGGCCGAGGTCAACGACCTTAAGGAAGAGATCGCCGAGGCGAACCAAACCATCCGCTACCTTGAAAGTGAACTGGAGAACGTAAAGTGAGCATCACCATTGAAGTGACAGGCAACAGCATCCCCGAAGTGGCCGACAAGCTGCTGGCCATCGGCGCGAGCTTGCAGAACCCTAAAGCCACTCAGCCTGCATTTAGTTGGTTCGACGCCGAGCCGGAACACGACCGCGTTACCCCCAACGAACATGCTCGGGACTTCATACGGAAACTGTCGGCCCAAATTGCTGCGGAGGAAGCCAAAGCGGCACCCGTGGACCCTACGCCGGCCCCCAAGAGTGCGCCCGCTGCGGAAGCTACCGAGAGCCAGCCGACGACGGAGGAACCCTCTTCTACCCCTGCGCCTGCAACCCTGGACTATAAGACCGAGGTTGCGCCTTTCGTGCTCAAGCTGGTCGAGGTCTCCGGCAAGCCGGCAGCTCAACACGTGCTAGATCAGTTCGGCGTTATTAAAGCATCGCACATCTCGCCCGAGCGCTGGCCCGAGCTGGTCGCCATGATCAAGGCGGAGATGGGACAGTGAGCGGCCTGCACGCCAAGCTATCGCCGTCGGGCGCGCATCGCTGGATGCGCTGCCCTGGCAGCATCGCGCTCGAGGCACCCTTCCCAAACGACAGCAGCGTCTACGCCGCCGAAGGCACGCTGGCTCACCTGCTCGCGTCTGAGGAGCTGGACGGCACTAAGCCTGCCGCTGAGCGTATCGGAGAGCAGCACACGGTCGATGGATTTGACTTCACAGTCGACAAGGTCATGGTCGCGTACGTCGAGGACTATGTGAAGCTCGTGCGTGAGTATGCCGAGGGTGGCGTCTTGCTTGTCGAGCAGCGCGTGCCGATCGGTCACCTGACCGGCGAGACCGATGCCACTGGCACCAGCGACGCTGTCGTCGTGCACGCCGATGAGGGGCGTCTCACGGTTATCGACCTCAAGTACGGCATGGGCGTCAGGGTCATGGCTGACGGCAACGAGCAGGCCATGATGTACGCGCTCGGCGCTCTGGAGAGTTACGAGCAGCTCGCCGACTTCGTTAACATCTGCATGGTCATCCACCAGCCGCGCCTCAACAGCGTGTCTGAGCACTGGATCAGGGTAGACGACCTAATGAAGTTTGCAGCCAAGGTTACCGAGGCCGCCGACATAGTGCGCAGCCCTGACGCCTTCACCGCGCCAGGCGAGAAACAGTGCAGGTTCTGCAAGGCCAAGTCTGTCTGCCCGGCGCTTAAAGAGATCGTCGACGAGACGGTGCAGGAAGAGGCTACAGCCGATGACTTCGCCGATATGGGCGACAACTCGCTGGCCGTTGCTATGGGCCGCGTCGAGCTGATTGAGCAGTGGTGCAAGAGCATCCGCGCCGAAGTCGAGCGTCGCTTGACTAAAGGCCTCGACGTGCCTGGCTACAAGCTCGTAGAAGGCCGAAAGGGCAATCGGGCATGGTCTGACGCCAAAGACGCTGAAACGCGCCTGAGCGCCGTCCTGAAGCGCGATGAGATGTATGAGGAGAAGTTCATCTCGCCGGCAACGGCGGAGAAGCTGCTCAAGAAAGATCCCGAAGGGATGTCGTTGCTTGAAGAGCTGACGCACCGCCCCGAAGGTAAGCTGTCTGTGGCACCCGCCACCGATAAGCGTCCAGCGATGGACGTAAAACCAATCTTGGACGATTTCCGAGATTTAATTGCAAACTGAGAAACTGAGAAACTGGAGATAAGAATATGACTACTGAAACACGCCGCGCCGTCACGTTGATGTTGAAAAACAAGCGCCTCGGCTTCGTCAACCTCGCCGAACCCCGTTCGGTCGGCAAGGACAAAAACGGCAACCCTAGTGCGCCCAGCTATGGCCTCCGCGTCATCATTGACCCGAAAGACCCCGACGTAAAGGCGATCAAGGACGCCATTAAAGAGGTAGCCGCCACGCAATGGAAAGACAAGGCGCAGACCCAGCTCGACATGTTGGCAGCTAAGGATAAGGTTGCCTTCCTCGAACGCGAGTATCGTAGCGCGTCAACTGGTGAAGTGCATAAGGGTTTTGAGGGGTCGTTCAGCCTTAACGCCAGCGCGGGTCAGAATAAGCAGCCCAAGTGCTTCGACGAATTTGGCCAAGAGCTGGACAACGAGGGCATCAAACGCAAGCTCTACAGCGGTGCCTACGGCCACGTTAAGGTTGAGATTTATCCGCTGCTGCGTGACGATGGCAACCGCATCAACTGCGGGGTCATGGGCGTTATGTTTGCCGGCGACGGTGAAGCCTTTGGCGGCGGCACGGTCACGACTGCGGACGATTTCGTCGGTCTGACGAAAGCTCCGATTGACGCGGAAGACCTTCTGTAATGTCTGATTTAGGACACAACAGCGTTGCCGGTGATCAGCTCCGCCTGATCATCGAGCGCATAGAGAAGCTCGAGGACGAGAAGCAGGACATCATGGAGTTCATCAAGAGCGTCTATGGTGAGGCTAAGGCCGTCGGCTTTGACACCAAGATCATCAGAAAGCTGGTTGCCCTGCGCAAGAAGGACGACGACACACGCCGCGAAGAAGCGACGTTGTTGGACCTTTATGCCAGCGCTATTGGCTTGGACCTGATCTAAGCGTATAAGAGGGACGCTGCGGCGGGGTTGGAAGTCACCCGCCGCAGCGTCCTCCCTTCTGGCGAGGCGCGCGGTGTGCGGATGTCCCTCCGTTTGCTTGATAACTGCTGCGCGCCTCACCTGAATGGAGGACACTACGATATGACGACGCTCTGGCTCGACCTCGAAACATACTCAGAAACGCCAATCACGCACGGGACGCACAAGTACGCAGAGAACGCCGAAGTGCTGCTCGTGGCGTATGCGTTCGACGACGAAGAGGTCAAGGTCATGGACCTGACCGAGCGCGGCTCGCTGGACAGCGTCCAGATGATGGTCGACACGGCTGACATGATCGTGATCCACAACAGCGCATTCGATCGCACAGTGCTGCGTCATCAGAACGTGCATATCCCAACGGAGAAGGTCGAGGACACGATGGTTCTCGCTTTGGCGCATGGCTTGCCTGGCAGTCTGGGAGCGCTCTGCGACGTCATGGGCGTGCCGCAGGATAAAGCTAAAGACAAATCGGGTAAGAAGCTGATACACTTGTTCACCAAGCCTCGGCCAAAAAACGTCAAGCTCAGGAGGGCTAACCGTGACACACACCCCGAAGAGTGGGCAGCCTTCATCGAGTACGCCCGCCTCGACGTGGACGCAATGCGCGTCCTACATGGACTGCTTCCAAGTTGGAACAATCGTGGAAGTGAACGCGCTCTCTGGCTCCTCGACCAGAAAATTAACGACCGTGGTATCGCCATCGATGTTGAGCTCGCCGACGCTGCACTACGAGCTTTTCAAAGAAGCTCGCGATCTCTGGCTGAGCGAACCCGAATTCTAACCAACGGCGCGGTCGGCTCGCTGACCCAACGCAGCAAGTTTCTTCAGCACCTCGAGCAGACGCTGGCGTTCACGACGCCGGACCTCAAGAAGGGCACCGTCAGCACGTTGCTGCAAGGCACCTTGACGCCAGAGGTGCGAGAGCTGCTAGAGATCAGACAGCAGGCCTCGGCAACGTCTCCTGCCAAATACAGTGTGTTGTTGAAGGCGACTAGCGCCGACGGGCGCTTGCGCGGCACGCTCCAGTTCTGCGGTGCATCACGCACCGGGCGCTGGGGCGGCCGTCTGTTCCAGCCTCAGAACCTGCCCAGACCGACGCTCAAGCAGGAGCAGATCGACATGGGCATCGACGCCATGAAGTTAGACTGCGAGGATCTGATGTTCGACAACGTGGCCGAGCTATGCTCGAGCGCGGTGCGTGGCGCCCTGGTCGCGCCGGAAGGGCGCAAGCTGGTCGTCTCTGACTTGTCCAACATCGAGGGGCGCGTGCTCGCGTGGCTCGCCGGCGAGAACTGGAAGACCGAAGCGTTTAGACAGTTCGACTATGGCGTCGGGCCTGACCTGTACAAGCTGGCCTACGCCAAGTCCTTTAACAAGAAGGCTGAAGACGTCACGAAGGACGAGCGCCAGATCGGCAAGGTGCAGGAGCTGGCCCTGGGCTACCAAGGCAGCGTCGGGGCGTTCAGCAGCATGGCTGCGCTCTACGGCGTGTTCCTGCCTGAAAAGGAGGTGCGCGACATCGTGGACGCATGGCGCAAAGCGCACAAGCACGTCGTCAAGTTCTGGTATATGCTGGAAAGCGCCGTCAAGGACGCAATCCGAGAGCCCGGTAAGCGGCACGTTGTGCGCGACCTGGGCATCACATACGCCGACACTTGGCTGCGCATTAAGCTGCCGAGCGGGCGCTACCTCTGCTATCCGAACGCGGGCATTAGTGAGGGCTCGATCGTCTATGATGGCGTCAACCAATACACCAAGAAGTGGGAGGTCATTGAGACCTATGGCGGCAAGCTGGTCGAGAACGTCGTCCAGGCAGTGGCGCGTGACGTGCTAGCATCCGGCATGTTCAAGGCCGAAGAGGCTGGGTACGCCGTCTGCCTGCATGTGCATGACGAGCTGATCACTGAGACGCCTGACGATCCGGCATATAGCCCTGACGGTCTGGCGGCGCTTATGTCCGCTAACCCGAGCTGGTCAATGGAGCTGCCGCTTGCTGCGGCCGGCTTCGAGACCCACCGCTACAAGAAGGACTGAGCCGTGACGCCCGCAGGCAAGCTACAGGCGCATCTCAAGCACGTTGTGCAGCAAAGTGGCGGTCAGTACCGCAAGGTGCGCTGGGAGGGCCGTAGGGGCTGCCCAGACTGCTTTGTGTGGTGGACGTGGCCTCGTGCCGCCTTCATCGAGATTAAGGCTCCAGGCGACCGCTACAGCAAGCTTCAGGAGCGCGAGATCGCGCGCATGAAGGACGCCGGCATCCCGGTCTATACTGTGTCGACGATCGAGGGCATCGACTTTGTGGTGGCGGAGATCCGCTGATGGCTAACTTTACGCCTCACAGCTATCAACGCCCGGCCATGCAGTGGCTGTACGAGAAGCCGCGCTGCGCCCTGTGGATGCCTATGGGCGGCGGCAAGACGGTCACGACGCTGACGAGCCTGGACAACCTGTCTATAGTCGAGGACGTGTACCCAGTGCTCGTTCTGGCGCCTCTGCGGGTCGCTAAGACCACTTGGCCTGATGAGATTGGCAAGTGGGAGCATCTCAAGCATCTGCGCGTCTCGCCGATCATCGGCAACGTCAAAGAGCGCCAGGCGGCGCTTGACGTCGATGCTGACATTTACACTATGAACTACGACAACCTTGTGTGGCTGCAAGCCGCCCTGGGCGCCAACTGGCCGTTCAAGACGGTCGTTGCGGATGAGTTCACACGCCTGAAGAGCTTCCGGCTGCGCCAGGGCAGCAAGCGCGCGGCCGCCCTGGCACGCGTGGCGCACACGAAGGTAAGCCGCTTCATCGGTCTGACCGGCACACCGAACCCGAACGGCCTGCAAGATCTCTGGGGCCAGACCTGGTTCTTGGATGGCGGCGAGCGCCTGGGCAGGACGTTCAGCGCCTTTAGCGACCGCTGGTTCGCAAAGGGCTGGGACGGCTACAGCCTCAAGCCCCTGGCATCGGCGCAGAAGGAGATCGAGGACCGCCTGCGCGACGTCTGCCTCACGGTCGAGGGGCTGCCGGTGCATGAGCCTGTGCGCAATTACATCAGCGTCGACCTGCCTGCAAAGGCGCGCAGGGCTTACGACAGCATGGAAAATGATATGTTCGCGGAGCTTGAAGAAGCTGGTATAGAAGCATTCAACGCCGCCGCTAAGACTATCAAGTGTTTGCAGCTCGCCAACGGGGCTGTGTATACTGACCACGACGGCAACTGGGAGGAGGTGCATGATGCTAAACTGGATGCACTCGACAGTGTTATCGAAGAAGCCAACGGCGCGCCCGTCCTGGTGGCCTACCATTTCAAGAGCGACTTGGCCCGCCTACAAAGCCGTTACCCTAAGGGCCGGGTGTTGGACGCTAAGTCTGACACGATCAGGGACTGGAACGCCGGACGGGTGCCATTACTATTCGCTCACCCTGCGTCGGCGGGGCACGGGCTTAACCTCGCAGAAGGCGGCAACATCCTCGTCTTCTTCTCGCTCAACTGGAACTTAGAAGAGCATTTGCAAATCATCGAGCGCATCGGGCCCATGAGGCAAGCGCAGGCAGGGCTGAAGCGTCCTGTGTTCGTGCATTACATCATGGCACGCAACACGGTGGACAACATGGTCCTCGGGCGCTTGCAGTCCAAGAAGTCGGTTCAAGAGATCATGCTCGAGGCACTAAAAAGGAAAAAACATGAAAGCGATTAAAGATGCTAATGAAGAGCTCAACGAGATGGCTAAGATGCCAGAGCCAAAGGCCGCCGAGCTGCTGGGCCGCGCTGCGGCGCACATGCACGAACGATCGGCAACCTATGACGATCTGGACGGCGAGAGGTCAATGAGCAAGATCGTGACGGCCTTCAACGCCATCACAGGCCGCGACCTGACCGAGAGCGAGGGTTGGATGTTTATGCAGCAG